CGGGGATTTTAGAAGTTCAGTCAGGGAGAATTGTCCTTGATGGTGAAGAAAATCCCAAGGGGCGCGTGAGTTATATGTTGCAAAAGGATCTACTCTTGGAGCACAAGACGGTGCTTGGCAATATCATTCTGCCCCTCTTGATTCAAAAGGTGGATAAGGCAGAAGCTATTGCTCGCGCAGATGAAATTCTTGCGACCTTCCAGTTGACAGCTGTAAGAGATAAATACCCTCATGAACTCAGTGGCGGGATGCGCCAGCGTGTAGCCTTGCTTCGAACTTACCTTTTCGGGCACAAGCTCTTTCTCTTAGACGAGGCCTTTAGCGCCTTGGATGAGATGACCAAGATGGAACTCCACGCTTGGTACCTTGAGATTCACAAGCAGTTGCAACTGACAACCTTGATCATCACGCATAGTATCGAGGAGGCTCTCAGTCTCAGCGATCGCATCTATATCTTGAAAAATCGTCCTGGGCAGATTGTTTCAGAAATTAAACTAGATTGGTCTGAAGATGAGGACAAGGAAGTCCAAAAGATTGCCTACAAACGTCAAATCTTGGCAGAATTAGGCTTAGATAAGTAGAAAAATAGGGAGTTGGTGAAGATTATCCTTTACCAGCGCCCTTTTTCTTTTAAAAATGAGAAAATTTCGGTATAATAGTCAATTATACCGAAATCATTTTATAATCGTTGATACATAAGGGTTTTATGTATCGCTTTTTTAATTTTGTGGACTTTTTTAAGAACTTTTTATTTTTTCGAGGGCAGTTTCAAAGAATGAGACTGCTCTTTTTTGGTTTTCTTTTGATAAATGGCTGTAAGTATCCATAGTTACAGATATTTTTGCATGGCCAAGCCGTGTCTGTATTTCCTTGTATGGCAGGCCAGCATTAAGCAAGATACTAGCGTGAGTGTGTCGGAAAGCATGAAAGCCTAAATCAGTACAGTTAGCGTTTTTTAAGTGCTTATGTAGGCGATAATCAACCTTTCGAGTATTGACATAGTTGTCAAAGCTATCAGAGAATACTTTCTCATAGGTTAAGCCAATGTTTCTACCGTTTTCTGCTTGTCTTGCTCGGTAGAGACGAAGCATGAGTACTGTTTTATGATCGATATCTAGAACTCTATAGCTTGATTTTGTCTTAGGAGTGTTTACCTGGTTTAAAATGTTGAGTGTTTTGTTAATATCGATTGTTCCGTTCTGCAGGTCAATATCAGACCATTCCAGGGCCAGACATTCACGGATGCGCAGTCCAGTAGCTAGGAGCGTTTTATAAAGCACAGTATCATAGAAATTGATAAAGGTATTTTCCAGGTTATCGAGATAGGAGAGGAAGTTTTTAAGTTCCTGATCTTGAAAGTATTTAATTTCTTGCTTATCTCTTGTTATCTTTCTAGGAATGACAACATCACGAGCAGGGTTATTATCCAATGCCTGGATAGAAACTCCATACTGTAGAATACGTTTATTTAAGGCGTGAAGGTGATTGTATTCTTTATACCCCGTTCCGTCCTGATTGTACTCATCCGCCCACTTATTTACCTGAGTTTGGATAATAACAGGAGTAAGTTTATCTAGTTTGTAAGTACCAAATGAGGGCAAGAGGTAATTATTTAAGCAGCCTTTTATCTTTATCTGCGTATTAGTCTTTATGGTATGCTGGTAGGTTTGCCAAAATAAGTCCACAAGTTCGCTATATTTTGTTATATGTGAGCGTTGTTTCCGTGTCGAGCCGTTTTTCTCAAATTCTACCTTAGCTTGGGTGGCCTTGTTTTTGAGTTCTTTCTTTGTTCGTGCTGATATGGTAGTCTTGACCTTCTTACCAGTTACAGAATCAATGCCAAGATAGATACTGGAGCGGTAGACTGCTGATCCGTCTTTTTTCGTGTGTTGTGTAATTTTCATGGTTTTAACTCCTTTTCCATCAGCAGGCAAGCAATTAGAAAAGGTTTTGAGTTTATACCATGCGAGGAGCTACGAGAATGCCCCTATTTTTGATTTTAAGCAGTCAGATGGTAAATTGTACCAGAATAAGAAACAAGGCGGATATGGGGTTTATAATTACTTAGTAAATAGGTCTATTCAGAATACTTAACTATTTTGTCTTTTATATACTCTAATGGCATACCTGATTCTATCGTAAACATAACATCGTCATCAGGGAATTTTTTAAGATGTTCCTTGAGAGAATAGAATAAAGCAAATTCGGCATGAAATGCTGCATCTTCATTTTTAAACCATGTAAGAGAGTTGAAAAGGGTGTATAAATCGTTTTTTCCTGCGCCTTTTCTATAGCCAGCTTCAGATATTCCCATACGTTTGTGGAAAAATTCTCTATAACTGATTGAATATTTCTCAGAATGATAATTAAACAATCTACCGCTATGGGCTGCACGGTTTCTAAACGCTAAAACTAGGTATAGAATTTCTGAAAAGGTTGCTTTTACTTCCTCGGTTATAAATTCTTTAGGAATTGTTAGGCAGGTTGAAATGACTTGCTCTTTTTGAGCAGGTTTTAGTAGCTTACACATTGTTACCAGGTTTCCTAGAGTAGTACCTTTTAAAAGAATCCAAGGCGGGATGTGTCCGTGAGTTTCTCTGTAGTGTTTATAAGGTTCAGAGTTATCATCGTAAATTTTATTTAATTTAAGAATGAGCTGATCAATCTCATAACCTCTTTTATTCTTCTTACCTTGATTATAATTTTTTCTATCCAGGTAATGCTCTTTTTCAACTCCGATATCTTTTGCGACAACGTAACCGATTGCTGTCCGTAGTGACAATTCAATCTCCATAGTCGCTTCTATAATTCCTTTTCGGATATCTTTATCAAGTTCATAGAGGGCGAGCATATGTTCAAACGTTTCACCGTCTTTATAGATTTCCTCTTCAGAGTCTAATTCAATAGTGAAATACTTATAGCCGTTCACTATTTCATAGTATCCATAATTAGTTAGAGATTGCCTTGCTAAACTTTCGTTTAGAAATGTTAGATTTCTTGATTTTAGTAACTCTATTTGTTCATCAATATTTGTAAAAGGTTTCATTGATTGTACCTCAAAATAATGCACAAAAGGGACTTCATTGGAAGCCCCTTTCGGTAGGTCGCTACTGCAACCATTCATTAAGATTAAATAAATTATAATCCATTTGGAGCCATATGTCAACAAGTTAGCGAACTTGTTAGCTTTTATTTTTTATGCTTTCTATCTTTTAAACTCCCTATTTTAGTAGAGAAAAGCTTAGAAAACAAGAAAGGTTTTAGATAATCTTCTCAAAAACCATTGTAGCCTGGATACGGTCACCACCGCCTAAACCTTTGCTTCCACCATTGGCGGTTGTGATGGTATGAAGGCGATAACCTTTTGAAGCTTGTTTATTGATAACATCTTCTAATTCTGTAAGGTTTCCTGATCCAGTACCGAAAAACTTTTCTTTCAAAGTTACCTGAAGGACAACGTAGTGTAGTCCATTTACTCCAGATGCGGTAGAAAAGCTTCCTTCTTGTTTTACAGTGTCAAAAAATCCCATGTGAGTTACTCCTTATTAGTTTTTGATCAGATAATTCTAAGTAAATTCTAAATTATTTTTTATCAGTATACTCTTTTATTATGCCTATATCTTTATTTTTTTCGTATAGACTATTTACTAGTTGCATAACGATTTTTTTATCAGATGTTGACAGGGTTAGAAAAGAACCGAAAAAATCTTTAAAAAGTATTGGCAATTGTCCAAGAGCTATATAGATTCTTGAAATATTATCAGAAAGAGTCCCATCGATTTCTTCATAATCATCTTCGGGTTGAGTTTTTCCCCACTCTTCAAGAATAAGATCCTTAATATCTTGTTCGATTATGGGAATGCTTTCAGCTTGTACAAAAAGAGATAAATCCAGCTTACCGTTTTTTCGATTAGTTTCATCATATTCTGAAATTATATTTTTAAAATCTGGGTTGGTGAGTAATAATTTTGCCATATTTCTATAGCTATCAAATGCATCATTTTGAATAGTTTTATAATCTTCATATCCCAATAGATACCCAACACTTACCCCGAAAATATCTGCTAATTGCTGGGCTTTTTCTGATTTTATTTGGTGTTCGCCTTTTTCCCAGTTTAAAATTGTTAGTTTAGATACTCCAATTTCTTTAGCAAGTTCCTGTTGTGTCAGTTTTTTCTCTTGCCTTAATTCTTTCAATCTACTCATTTTTACACTACCTTTCCTCTTTATTCTACCACTATTTTGAAGATAAGTATAGAAAAATTATAATTTAATTTAATTTTTCCTCTTGACAAGTAAAGAAAGTTATACTAGAATGTAACCATAGCAAGAAAGAGTATAGAAAACTATACCTTGTGATTTAACCAGATAAACTTCATCTACCAACTACTTTTCGCATCTGGTTCGAAAATTTTAAAAAAGGAGGTGTTTAAATGCTTATAACTGAGAGCATGGCAGAACAGGTAAGAGTTAAGCGAGCAGTTAATCGTATTACTATGAAGGAACTAGCACAAAAACTAGGTACAACATACTCTACCTTACGTCAAGTGGAACAGGGCGATTATGACGCCCCGAGACGAATCTATCAATCAGTTAGTGAATGGCTTGCTGAAGATTACTAGAAAGGAGCGAACTAATCGCAATACTACTCTACATTTACAGATTTCTCATATGGTGTTTTACCACTGGGGAATTGATAAACGGATCTAGCTAACTATTTGCTAGAGTGGTTTGCTTGCTACCTATAGCAGTATCAAGGGTTTGTAGGGGTTCATATTCTCCGATTTTACCCTACTTTAATGCCTTACCTTGGTACTGTTTTAGGTGGCAAGCATTGACAAAAATAAGAAAGGAGCTAACTAATGGAATTGGTTTATATGGACGGCAAGAAAGAGCCGTATACACTGAGCAGTATCGTAGCAGAATGCACTGGATTGCAACATCACACAATAACCAAGACAATCCGCAAACATCAAGTAAGGTTTGAACGGTTCGGAAAGGTTGGATTTAAAATCCAAGCTATGGAAAGTGGCCAGAATACTAAGGATTATATTTTGAATGAGCAACAAGCGACCTTGTTAGTTACATTCTTAAAAAATACTGAGCAAGTGGCCAACTTCAAAACCAATCTTGTCAAAGCCTTCTTTGAAATGCGTGATGAACTTTCTAAACGCTACCTTCAAAGAGAACTGGAAAAACCAAAGCGTAAAAGCTTAACTGAAGCTATTCAAACATGGGAGAAAGCACCAAAGCATGCTTATAGTACCCTTACAAACTTACTACTAAAGGGAGTGACAGGGAAGAATAAAGCGCAACTAATGAAGGAGCGAGAAAGTAAGAACGGTATTGATGGCTTGACAAGTGTAGAGCTGACAAACTACCAACGTTTGGAAGATATGGCAATAGCTATGATTAACTTGAATAGGGGGTATTCAGAAATTAAGGCATTAATTTTTAAAGTATAGGAGTATAGAAAATGGAAAATGAATTTAAGACAGTTGCAAATGCTAAGGGGTTAGAAATTCCTAAGTATCCCAAGGATTTTAAAAAGCTAGTTGAGAAAGACAGACAACTAGCCGAATATCTTTGTATGAACTACGAGAACTTGGACAGTGAAGACCTGGGCGCATTTGTTGAAACGGTGGAGCAAGGATTCAGCTGGATTCTGGATCTTATTGAGAGTAAAGACTTGCTTTATAAACCAAAGTCAGGTAGTAATCATGCAAAAAGAAAATAAAAAAATCACTTGCTCAAGTTTTGGCCAAGGCGAGCAAGCGACACAATTCAGAGTATAGAAATTTTTTCTATGATCTGATTATAACAAAAAATATCTATTCTATCAAATACCTAAAGAAAAACCGAAGAGCAGGCAAGCAATTAGAAAAGGTTTTGAAAATCAAGTGCTGACAGGGTGATTCTAAGACCTTGTTTAGCTGAAAGATGGGTAATTACTCACGAAACACCGCTACAAGCGTTCGCCAACTTGGGGCAATCGCCCAGCGTTTGGAGTGGTGAAGCATACCATATAGAAAACAGGCAAGAAAAAGGACAAGGAAAGGCTAATGGAGAAAAATATGACTCTAGACCTAGACAACATGACACGATCAGAATTTGACAAGCTAATGACTAAAATCAAGGATAGACATCCGAACCTCTTTCAGTTCATCATTGACTTTTTAGATGATAAAGTAACTTCTGAAGAGGTGTACGACTTTCTGAAGATGAAGCGAAGCTATCAAGTAAATTATATCAAGAATTACAAAGCGAGGGCCTAGCATGAATGAACTAGAATTAAGCAATACACAGGCGGTTATCTTTACTTTGCTACTGCTTGGCCTACTATTTTATCTAAACCGCCGAGACCGCAAAAAAAGCGCCCAAATCGAGCGAGAAAGTGCACAGACGATAGAAACGACCAGCGAAGACTTAAGCCCTGATTATGGGCGATATATTCAGCTTGCAGGGCTTAAGCCATGGGGGTACTAAGATGTTTGAAAAAATGATTGAAGATTTAAAGTCTAAGATTTTGGAAGCAGTGGAACGGTATTTAAAAAGCCATGAGAAAGCACCTCAAAAAAGATTAGATTTAATCAGCAAGGTGGAACTAAAGGAAGAACTGGGCATAGGAGATAAAACCTTGACAAAATGGGAAGGTGCAGGACTACCGCAGTATATACCTCCTATTGAAGATACTAGAAAAGCGTATTATAAAATCTCAGATGTTTTAAAGTTTTTGGGGGTAGATGATGGCAAAGACTAAAATATATTTTTGGTTAAAAGTTGATAAGAAGTTTTTTGATAATCTTTTTATTAAGCGACTTAAAAATATGCCTGGTGGCTACACTATGACAGTGATTTATATCCGTCTTATGTTGGAAAGTTTAGAAGATGATTGTATTTTGTACTATGAGGGATATTTTGATAGTTTGGTACAGGAATTAGCTTTAAAACTCGATGTTTCTGAAGATGATATAAATATGACAGTTGCATATTTTACAAAATGTGGACTGATTCAGATTGATGATGATGGCCATGCTACATTATCGCAAGCAAAAGCCATGGTTGAAAGTGAAACGAACTGGGCAAAATACAAGCGAGAACAAAGAAAAAATAGTCAAGATTTACCAAAATTGGAGAATGTCCAAAATAAAAAGACTATTTCCAACTCATGTCCAACAGAGATAGAGAAAGAGAATAGAGTTAATAGTAAGAGTAATAATTTATATTTAGATAATATATTGTCGGGAAATCCCGACTTCACTTTTCCTACTTGGCTTGAAGAAACAGCTATAAAAGATTTAGAGAAAACAAAACATAAAGAACTTTGGATTCCTATTGTTTATCTGAATCAAGTAGCTAATAAGCGGTATAAGTTTGTTGATAAGACTAAAAGGCTTTTACTAGCACGATTCAAAGAAGGCTATACACTTGAAGATTTTAAACAGGTGATAGATATTAAAACGGCAGAATGGAAGGATAGTCCTGAATTTTCTAAATATCTTAGACCAGAAACACTGTTCGGATCTAAGTTTGACGGTTACTTGAATCAAAAGCCTAAAACCATAAGAGGGAAGTCTGAAGATAACTTCCCAGATCTACCATTTTAGGAGTTGCAAAGATGAAGGAACAATTTAAAGAATTTAATAACAGAAAAATATTGGATAAAGTTTGCGATATTCACCAGGTCAATTATTGGGGAATTTCTGTACCAGTGTTAGGGAGTTCAGAAAGAAAAGTACAAGCATTTTGCCCAGAGTGTGTGAAGGGAGAGATTAAACAGAAAGAGCAGGACCTATTACAACAGTTCGAGGATAGACAAGCTTACTTTAAAACTTATGATGTGTTAATGCGTGATAGTACGATCCCTAACGAGTTGAAGGGGGCAACGTTTGATAATTTCTTTGTTAAGACGACAGAGGAGCGCCAGATGTTAGAGTTTGTAAAGGGGCAAGTCCAGAAGTACCTTGGAGGTATGACGGGAAATACCTTAATCAGTGGTAGCACAGGGATAGGAAAAAGTCATTTATCGCTTGCACTAGCTAAAGAAATCAATGAGAGCTTCAGAGAGAAGAACGAGCCTAAGAGTGTCTTGTTTGTCAGCTTAACCGAGATTATCAAGCAGATAAAAGAAGGCTGGGCTTATGGAAGAAATGCAAACTTAACAGAGCATGAGGCGGTTAAAAAGTTAGTTGATGTAGATTTTCTAATCATCGATGATCTGGGGGCAAAAAATGGGACGGTAACACCTAAGAGTGACTGGGAACAGGATTTCTTGTTTGATATTATCAACAATCGAGAAACTACGATTTTCAACACGAACCTAGATAGTAGTGAACTGCGGACTGTTTACAATGCTAGAAATTCAAGTAGAATTTTGAAAGGTTTAGAAGGGAACACTTTCAAGGCTTTTACGATCAAAGATAAAAGATACACTATAAACACAGTGAGGGGAGAATATCAATGAATGATGATAAAATGCGATTTGCAACAGAAAAAGGCTTTGTTGTATACGAAAAACGTGGTATAATAGAGATAGAAAAAGTTCCAAGTTTTGGAGAAATTACTTTATTCTATTCAGATGGGAAATTTACTCATCTAGTCAAAAAAGAAACTAAAAAATAAGTCTATTGAGAACAACTCAGGGACATACCGTAAGCATATAATGCTAGTGGTATGTCCCTTTTTGTTTGCATAGAAAGGGGGTGAGGGAGATGTCAGGAGATACTTCTTTAGGGTATGTAGTAGCCAATAAGTTTTCTATGGATCCAGATAAAAGACAGAAAATCTTTTCTCAATGTAAAAAAGAAGATAATAGCTTAGAACAACGGAAACAAGAAATACTAGAAAAATATGCTAACAAACAAGACAAATCAAAATCTAGAAAAAATGATTCTAAAGGCTCGGAGAGTTATAAAAGAAAAACTAAGAGCAAAGAATTTTAGAAAAAATTATAAACAAAAATCAGATATTAAAAGATAAAGGAGCAAAAAAATGACAACAAAACTAAATTTAGTAGAAAGATACTTAAAGAAACGGGGAGTAGACCTTAATAACAAGAGTCTTCAAACAGGTTTAGTATTAACAAAAGAAATTACAGATATTTATAGCATTCCAGAAAGTGGGAAAGAGCTTGTGGATCTTGTCAATGTGATTGAATATAATGGTGCAAGTGGGAAGTATGAGGTTCTAAAATTTGAGGAGGAATACTTATCAGAACTCGAAGCAGAGGAATTCAGAAACAATGAAGTAGCTAATTTAAGCAAGAAATATATTTCTACCAAGTTCGAACACAAAACATTTTCTGGACGTTTGACTTTATCAACAGAACAGTTAGAAGATGGGAATTACAATCTTGACGATTTATTGAGTAAAAAAACTACTCGAATGTGTCGTAAAACTCGTAACTTTGAGATTGGGAAAATTTTAAAAGAAGCTCCTGAAAAAAATGTATCTAGTATCGATGAATTAAAAGATATTATTAACGATTTAAATCCAGATAGACATAATACTCTTGTATTAAGTAAATCATTATTTAAACTACTTGATAAAGAAAAATCTACTGATGGTAGTTACATTCTAAAAATTAATAAGAATGGACAGTCTTCAGAGGCCTTATACGTTGATGAAGTTTTAGTAGTATCTGATGAGATACTTGGGGAGACTGGAGACAAGGTTGCTTTTGTTGGTGATCTATATAATTTTATAACTTTATTTGATAGAAATAAAAATAGTTTACGTTGGATAGATAATTCCCTTATTTATGGAATGAGTTTAATGCTTTATACTCGTTTCGTAGTTAAAAAAATCGAAACTGATTGCGCCTACTTTTTGAAATGGAATTAGGAGATAAAAATGGATAAAGAACAAGTGTTTTTGCTACTAGAAGAGCTAAATGATAAAAAGGATAAAACAAGAGAAGCAAGAGAAAAGCTAGATAAAAAAAGAAAAAACATCGTAAGGAAGCAAGATGTTTCGTTTGATAATATCGATGAATTTTTATCTAATAACTCCGAAACTATAGAGCAGCTTGAAAGAATGGAAGAAGCTATTAATGGCCTTCAGGAAAAATTTGATAGTGATTTTTCAGAAGCTAATGCAGTCATCTTTGAATACATTTTTAAAGAGACTAAGCAACGGATGGAAACTAAGAAGATCTATAAACAATACCGAAAGAAACTTAGACTAATTCTGGACGCATATGATGAAATTCAAGAACTGAAGAAGGATGTAGAAGAAATCCATACAGGTGTAGTCAGAGAAATAAGTCAGAGACATTCTCTATCGCCGTATCGAACAGAAGTAAGTCCGCTTACTGTCCTACCATTCTTAACCCCTGATTCTAGCGGATGGATGAATTTTTCTAAGGAATATCGGGACATCAAAGTGTATTTAGAAAAATAGGGAGCAAATTAAGTAAGGCTAGTGATATATGGCTCAAACAAAAGAAATATCGCTAGTCCTACTTTTATGCTTTACTAAGTTTCACATAACAAAGTAAGCATAAACTGAAAAGAAGTAATAGCTTGAAAGCAAGGTATATCAGGGGTTTACAGAATGGAGTGAGTTTCACAGAATGTAAGATATGAGAAACTGAGGGGATAAATTAAAGAAATTTCCCTTGAACTTGTCATACTGAAGAGTTGTCAAACTTAAAACAATGATACCTGGTAAGTGGAGTGTTGGAAGGCTTTTAGCGCTTTTTGTCAGTTTTACAGAATTTACAATTTGACAAATTGAAAGATAAAAAAATTTTTAAATTTAAGTGGAGGTACTTGCCTATGTACGAGTTGAGTAACAGAGACCTGGACGGGATAGATATTGAGTTAGGACGATATAGAACGCTTGCTCATAAAATTTATTTGAGAAGACAGGAACTGATACATAATAAGAAACATAGCACTGAAGATTATACTGGTGAGAAAGGCAAGACAGTATCTAGTCCTACTGAAACGACAATCATTAGAATTGAAGAAGACCAAACACTAAGATATTTAGAAGGCTTCAAACTAGTTGTAGATACCTTGATGGAAAACTTAATTGAAAGTGATCTAGTAATTTTTAAAATGAGATATTTAGAAGCTGCTGCGACTTGGGAAGACGTGGCAGAGAAACTAAATAAAACTACTCGTTATATAAATAGCCGTAGAAAGGTAATCGCTAAAAGATTTTTGGAATTGAAAGGATATTGACACTTCCCCCCCCCACTTTGTAAAGCATTTTCGTTGATTTTAGGTACCGGGAGCGGTAACTTTTTCCAAGTCGGAAGCTGTCAACCAAAAAGGGGGTAAAAAGTTGATATTTTAAAAAATAGAAGGAGTTTTTAGAAAATGGATTTAGCAGCACAATTAGCAAATATTTTAGCAGAATATTGCGAAGAGGTTAATGAAGAAGTTGATAAAATTGCGGAGCAAGTCGCTAAAGAAACAGTTAAAGAACTAAAGGAAACTAGCCCTAAAAGAACAGGTAAATATTCAAAAGGATGGCGTAAGAAAAGAGTGAGAAATGGAGTTTGGGTCGTATATAGTTTTAAATACGGATCTCTTACTCATTTACTTGAATTTGGACATATTAAACGAAATGGGGGGAGGACTAAGGCGTATCCTCATTTAAGACCTGCAGAACTGAATGCGATTCAAAAATTTACAGAAAGGATTAAGAACATTTCAAAGTAAACTATAATTGAATAGTATTAAGTAGACTAATTAAATGAGCAAACCAACACATCGTTATTTAAGTCCTTAGATTTATTTCTGAGGGCTTTTTATCCTTGCTTCTCATATTGCTATTTGATAAAATAAAAGTAAGAGCAGTTCACTCCCTATCCTCTATGCTTTTATCTTTTTCTTTTGCGGGATTCTGGTTATATATGAGTTTGAGAGGATATGCTATAATATTACCAGGTAATAAAAAAAGCACGTTTGACCGTGCTAGTTTCTTGCCTGCTGAACTCGTCAATATTACGCCCTTTTAGGGCTCTTTTTTGTGGACTTTTTTAGGAACTTTCAAGAAAAACTAAGGCGATTTAATGCCTAAATATTTTTAAAGAAAGTCAGTATTTTCAAGGGCT